TTTTAGTACAGATCCTAATAAAAACGAAGGTATCTGGGCTGTTCGAAGAACTTGGAACAGAAGCAATGGCAGTGGCAACACTGAAACCATTACTCGCTGGTATTACACAGACACTTACCCAGAGAACGCTGGCAAGAGCAGAACTATTTTGAGTTCAGCAACAATGATCAACGAGCCAGTTGACTTGGGTTATGTAATGTTCCACCAAGGCTTTAACGGCCATGTCGGTTGGACTTTCGGTGTGCCTGATGCTCTACCAGTTATTGCTTGGTCAAAACTTTACAGAGAGTTCCTAGAGAACGGCTCGATCATGACTCGCGCTCTAGCACAGTTTGCTTACAAGATTTCTTCTAAGCGTAGCTCTGGAGTAAACAATGCTGCAGCTAAAGTTGCGGTCGCAGATTCATCACGCATCGGTGCGACAGCAGCGATGGGTGCAGATACAGACTTGACTCCAATTGCTCGTGGCAGTGGCTACGACTTTGATGCAGGTAGATCTTTGGCATCTATGGTTGCTGCTGGTCTTGAAGTTTCTATTGTTGCCTTGCTTGCTGACCCTGGTCAGTCTGGAGCTTACGGAACTGCACAAACACTAGACACCCCAACAGTTAAAGCTATGGAAGCTCGCCAGCATGTTTGGTCTTTGTTCTACAAGCGTATCCTTCGCTTCCTAGGCGCACCTAATGATGTGCAGATTACTTGGCCGTCAATCGAGGTTGAGCCTACACACAGAATGGTTCAGGCCCTAGCTATGGCATGGGAAACCGGTGTGCTTTCACCAGAGCAATACCACGCTGCAATCATTGACTTGCTAGACATTCCTGCAACCGGATCTATGCCGCCTGAAGGAATTATGATTCCAAACAACCTGAACTTCCAGGACACAAAATCTAACGATGCTCAGAGTTCTAGCAGTGTAGTTCCAGGTCAAGGGCAAAGCGGTGCTGTCGGTAACTTAGCTGATGGCGATAATGAGCTTAGGGATCAAAACCTCTAATACTGTGTGGTATTATTACTTTGTAATGTTCCTACCCTTTTTGGAGTTCTATGTTAAGGCTTGACGAGTCTGTTGCGTTTGATGCACAGGCATCTGGTAACAAGTGGTCTGTAAAAGTTATCGAATCCGGTTGGGGTTCCTCTGGCTACTACGGCGCAAAAATGCTTGAAGAATTTGGTCCACAAGTTTTCAAGGCTGGAACAAAAGTTTTCATGAATCACCCTAGCGTGAACGAAAGCTCAGATAGACCTGAGCGCGACGTTCACCAGCTAGCAGGTAAATTAGTTAGCGATGCAGTCTTTTCAGAAGGCGCACTTTACGCTGACATAAAGTTTTACTCACACTATGCTCCGATCATCAAAGAGATGTCGGAAGATGTGGGTTTATCAATCCACGCCCTTGGACAAGCCTATGCAGGCGAAGCTGACGGTCGTAAAGGAATGATCATTGAATCACTAGTCGCAGATCCTTTGACTAGCGTTGATGTGGTTACTGTAGCTGGAGCGGGGGGAAAGTTTATTTCCCTTCTTGAAAGTTACACTAGAATAGAAGAAGCCACAACAGTGGTGGAAACTGACAATATGAAAGGTATAGCTATGTCTATTACTAAAGAAGAATTTGAGGCAGCAATCGCTGACCTTAAAGCTACTTTCGTTGAAGCGATTAGCCCTGTGGTGGAGTCGGTTTCGATTCTAGCCGAGGCCGCAAAGCCAGCTGAAGCTGAAGAAGGCGTTGAAGAGGAATCTGTTGACGCAATTGACCCAGTAGAAGTTGCTGAAAAGTTTAACGAATCAGGACTGCCAAAGGTTGCACTTAAGCGTGTAGCAGAGGCTCTAAAGTCTGAAAGCAACACCAAGTCTGTTGATGAACTACTTGCAAGCGAGAAAGAGTATGCAGATGCTCTTCGTAGCTCAGTAGTAACTCCAGCAGCAGTAGAATCAGCAGCAGTTATTGGACACGTCCAAGAAGCGGCTAAGTCTACTACCCTTCAAGACGAGTTCGACGCTATCGTGGCTCGACGAGTTACTAAGTAGAAAGGCCCGACTCATGGCTATTAATGAGGTTTACAATAAAGCAGAATCACTGGTTCTACCGGTTTCTGGTCTTACCATCAAGTCAGGTTGGCCTGTAATTGTTGGTGGACTTTACGGTGTTGCAGAAGTTGACGCTTACACAGGTCCAGACGCTGCAGTTTACACTACAGTCAAGTTCAATGGTGCATTCCAGTTTGACATGTCAGCTGCATCACCAATCACCCCACTAGTTACCCTTCAGGGTCAAGCTTTGACCGTTGGACAGGCAGTTTACATCACATCAGCTGGTGTGCTAACTACCGTTTCAACTTCAAACACTCTGTTTGGTCACGCAATCCGCGCTAAGGCCGCAACTACCGCTGTAGCTGCTAACGAAGCATTTATCCGTATCTTCGGTTGCTAAGGAAGGCAAAAATGAATATTACATCACGTCAATTAGAAGCCGCTAAGGTTTGGGACGACGCTCTTCGTGGCGATCGTGCTGCACAGTTGAGAGTAAAAGAAGGTATTTCTACTTCTGACTTCCCAACCCAGATTAGCCCAGTACTAAACCAGATCCTTTTGGAGCAGTATGCTGCTCTTCCAAAGGTTTGGGACACATTCGCTACCAAGCTAGTTCTAGACGACTTCCGTCCACAGAAGTACTTCCAGTTCAAGTTTGACCAGCTAACAATTCCTTCCTCAAACGGTGGAGTTGCATTCATGGAAGGCGCACTTCCAAACGTAGGCGAGTACGACGAGTACCCAACACTATCTTTCTCAGCGACTGACCAGTCAATCTCTGTTAAGAAGTCTGGTGAGAGAATCCGTTTCTCATGGGAATCTATCGTAAACGACAACAACTATGGTGTGCTTGAGCGCCTGCCAAACGAGCTAGCTCTACACGCTGCCGGTCTTGAAGACATGGAAGCTACAAAGCAGCTTGTTTCAGCTAGCGGTCTAAACACCACTAACTTCAACACAACTAACCAGAACATCGGTTCAGTTGCAAACGGTGCAGGTCTAAACCCAACACTAACTATCGCTAACCTACAGGCAGCAATGGCTGCTATTAGCAGACAGACCTACAACGGTCGCACAATCACTCCAATCCAGCGTTACACACTTGTTGTACCGCAGGCTCTTGAGTTGACTGCTCGTAACATCCTGTCTGTAACAGAGGTTAAAACAACTGTTAGCGGAGTAGAAACCACAACTGGAAACCCAGTTGCAGGTATGGTTGATCTAGTTGTAAACCCTTGGTTGACACGCGTAAACACTGACGCATCAGCTGCAACTACCTGGTTCTTGATTCCTGCTCCTGCAAATTCATTGAACCCTTCAGTAGTTCTAGCGTTCCTTCGTGGATACGATGTTCCAGAGCTACGCATCAAGGACACAAACAGCTACACCCTAGCCGGTGGAGAAGTTCCAGTTCGCGATGGTTCATTCGACAACGACGACTTCCAAATGAGAATCCGTCACCTTGCAACAGGTAACTTCCTAGTTCCTGCTGGAACCTTTGGTTCAAAGGGAACTGGTATCGCTTAATCGATCTAGTTCAAAGATTAGCCCTCAGCCCAAAAGGCTGGGGGTTTTTCTTTATCTGCTATAATAAATATGCAGCGTCCTCTCCTTCGCTGTTGTTGTGTGTGTAGAACCCCCTGTCGTAGATTCGTCTCCAGGGGGTTTTACTTTGTGGTAAAATAAACTGAATAGACTTGGAGTTCTAATGGCCAAAAATTATCCACTTCGCATTGAAGCAGGAGCAACATATACACGTCAGTTTAGACTGACCAATAAAGACGATGGCTCTCTGTATGACTTCACAGGTTATACCGCTAAGACTCAGATCCGAGAGTATCCTTCTACTGCCCTTGCACTTGAAGTTACTACCACCATTGATGTGCCTACCGCTGTGATTACAATTACCATTACTGCAGTTCAGAGCGCGACTCTAACTGATCAAAAATATTTTTGGGGTATGGAAGTTTCTGCTGCCGGCGGTGAGCCTACGATTCGTTTAGTTGAAGGTGAAGTTTCTGTAACACCGCAGGTGGTTTACTAATGGCTGACGATCTAATCATTGAAGTTTTAAATGAGCCTGATGATGTTATTGAGATCTCCCATGTTGATGGTACTGCTACTGAAGTTTTCTATGCGCTAGGTGAAACTGGTCCTCAAGGCCCTACCGGTCCAACTGGCCCTACGGGTGCAACTGGA